CTGGCGTTGATGGGGATGTTGAGTGTGTCGGCATCGGATCAACTGCGCGCGGCACCTGTGCGACCTGCTGCTGTAGTACATCTATCGGCGCAGGTAATGGCGGTGCGGGCTGTTGTGCAGCTTCTGCACCCTGCAAAAGCATGTTCGGATTTGGTCGCGGCGCAAACTGTTGTGGTTGACCGGTGAGGAATGGCGCGAGCAAATTGCCGATGGTTTCGCGCTGATCCATAAAACTTGTAAGAAGATTGCGCATTATACTTGTCCACCTTTCCCCATGATCTGGGCGATATATGCCGAGAGAGGATTACCCTGCTGGCCGCCTGCCATCTGTACCGGTGAGAACTGTGCTTTGGGCTGCTTCTGTCCGATCTGGGCAAGCAAATCCTGCCGGCTCTTTTCTGCATTCGTCATTTCAGAGCGATACTTACCAAGTTTGCCACCGCTCATATCCTGCAAGGCTTGAGAGAACATATTGCGGTTCTCCGGTGTGCCAGCAATTGCCTGCTGAAAATTTTCCAGCTTGTCACCGATACCACTGAGAAATCCATCGCTGGCGGCAGCTGTTGGTTGCGCAATGGTGTTCATGGCGCTGCCTGCGCCTTTCAAAGCATTAAACATGCGCCACCACCTCCATGTTAATGCCGAGTGCGTCGTAATTGACCGCCAGATAGCCGTCATCTTCCAACACAACCGCATCCGGATACTTGTCGGCCACATCGTGTGCCATCAGGCCACGGAAGCGTGTGGGCTCGCCAATATAATTGAACTCATACATTGGCAGCCCGTTCTCATAAGCGCCGGTCTGTACGATATGCTCTTTGAGACGCGCGTCAGATTTAGCAAAGAGTGAGCCAATCGCCCCGATAGCGCCAAGCGGATTAGATGGCTGATTGACCGTCTGAACATTGGTACCGTAACTACCCGCAGAACCGGCAGCAGCACTCTGCAACAGACCGAGCCGTGTCCAGTCCTTCATATCCTCTCCCTGCCACTTGGCATAATCGGCCTGCAGCTTATCCTGCGCGTTCTTATCTTGTAGCTGTCCGGCACCGATCTGAGCCTGACCACGACCAAGGTGCGCGGCATCAACGCCAAGCTGGTTTTGAATAGACTGCGCATTGGCCGCATCAGTCGCACCAACAGCCTTGAACTGATTATCCATTGCACGGTTGTAATCGCTCTCCAACCCTTGCAGCAGCATATTGGTGGTATTCTTGCCAAGCACATCCGTATTGGCACCGGAACCATAGCGCCCTGATCCGGCAAACTGGCTTTGGATCAGGTCATTGGCTGAACTGATTTCATTGTTCAACCGTTCACGATAATAGGGATTGCCTTCTTTGAGATATTTACCGGAGGCATAATCCTGCAAATTGGATTGTGCACTGGTTGGCTGTCCGGCCTGCTGTTTCAGCGCGCCATAATCCGCGCCGCCATTCATAATATTGCTGACACCGGCCTGCGTATTGGCTCCCAGATCGGCAACGGTCTGGCCTTGATAGACATTGCCACCTTTACCGCTGTTATAAAGATCCATTGCCTCGCTGGCAGACTTTTGAAACAAAGGAGCCGCCCATGCAGGCGGCTTATTCTCGGTTGTCTGTGTCTGTGAGCCGCCCTTTTTACCCATTATGCAAGTCCTTTCCGAAACATTGCCAGCTCAGCGCCATAGCCCTGTTTTGCTAATGCGCGTTTCCAGCCCAAACGGCCAAGAACACTGCATTCATGGCAACCCTGATCGCGGCCATATTGTTCGATTTTTTCAATCAATGGCGTGCTGTCCAAACCATCCTCACCGGCCAACACTGTGACCATGATTGTGCGGTGATCTGTTGCCTGATTATGTTTGATCTCGGTAAGCACAAAGGAAACATAGTCCTCGCCATCGAGGATCAGCCAAAGCTGGCGCTCACCTGACAGGATTTCCTTCATCAGTGACTTAATCTCAATGTCCTTGGGAAACCGCGCTACCATTTGCTGCATAGAGGCAGTGATTTGTCGGCCATAATGCGCAATACGCTCCGGCGGCCAATCGTTTGTCAGATGAATGTCGAGTGTCATTTCATACCTGCCGTGCTGATTTTGGTTTCAATGCCTTGCGCGTGCGTCCAGATCGAACCTGCAGGAATGCGGACTTTGACCTTGTGAAACCGTGAGCGTGACATCCGCCGGTACATGCCGGTGCGTGAGGATGGCGCTTGCTCATCCTGCCAGCGAAAAGCTTCTGAACGGCGAAAGCGTGAACCAATCGCCAAGCGGGCATCATCTGTATCGGCAATCAGATAGGTTTCATGAATACGTGTCACGCCACCTGTGGTATCGCCGATCTCCTGTGTAGTAATCACGGCTTCCTGCGTCTGGCCGTTGAAGAAACCAAGCGCCCCATCCCGCGTAAAAGCTGCCAATACAGGCGAACCGCCCTGCCATGAACGGGCATCAAGCGAATAAGGCAGGGCATCAATCGAAGTTGAAACCGCGTCCAGTCCTTCCAGCGTATAACCAAGTGTGGCAGCAGACATGAGCATGGATGCGGTAATATCCGCCTTTGTCCAACGGCTCAGCGCCCAATCATAGATATATATCTGATTGTAATTCTCATTACCGAAGCGCCGGATTGCAAAATAAACACGAGAGTAAAACGGATCGACAACGCCCATGATTTCAGCAGTATCCGACCATTCTACCTGATCAAAAACCGTGCGATCGACCTTTTCAAAACCGATATTTGCCATAGAGCCGTCAGGGGCAATCTGGAAGAACCCGCCCTCGTCAGCATAAAAAGCCAGATTGGCTCGCGATGCGATAGAAAGGCGTGACCTTGCACCGCGCTGATCATGAATTTTCTGGAAGGTGAAAATCTCCACAGAACCCGGAACGAAGGTCACACGCCGGATTGCTTTTTCCTGAAACACAAGCGGGTTGGTTGCCTCGGTTGAACCTTGAACCACGCCACCATCAGGAAACTCCTGATAATCGCAATTCTTGGCACCAACAGTCCAGTGCTCTGCATCATTTAAACCAGACCACCACACGCGACGCGGATGCGCAGGCAGCCCCATCAAAGCAACAAAATCACCCCAGACGCGCACAATCGCAGCACGGGGCGGATTGCCGCCAAGATCACGGAATAGCGCCTGACCAAGCTCAATCACCTGCGGATTGTCATTTTCATTTACTGCAATCACAAAGGCACCGAATTGTGCAAATGACCATCGTGCCTCTCGGCTGGCATTATACTGCGTGCCGGTCTTAGATATATTGACCCATCCCAGATCGGTATTATCCAACCGGTAAAGTCCTGTTGCAGTGCCGGCAAAAATATAGGTGCCGCCCAGATCATCGCGCGCCATAAAGCCACCAAGACAAGCTGAAGGCAGCTCTTGCGACAAAGGTTTGAACTGCGGAAACGGGATATAAGACCCGTCTGCGCAGAGCACGTTGTTCACGTCACCAGTAAAACTACCGTTCAGATCAGCCACATCGGGGCGAAATTCTGCAAAAGCGATTGTCGGCATAGTTTAATCCCTCAAAACGCTGTCGCACGGATAACTCCTCGCGCATTGCGTGAGGTTGTTTCTCGCTTCAAAGTTTTGTGCTGATCCTGATAATCACTTAGCGCTTCTGTGGCGACCTGCGGGTCTTTGAGCGTATCTTTAGCCAAAATATATTTGGCGCGGGCTTTGATAAGGTCATAGGCCTCAGTCACCCATGCATTGGGGATTTCAAAGCTGGTCAATGGTGCAAGACGATATGCGCCAAGCTGCAAGCGGATTTTATAAGCATCATCCGGCACCGGATAGAGGCGCAATTGCTGATTGAAATAGGTATAGGAAGCCGGTTCGCCTTTGGCGGCATTACGATCTGAAACCAGTTCCATTTCTTCCGGTGTAGCACGGCGCAGATCGAGCACATTTCCTGCATGATCCTCACGATAAGCAGCCTGAATATGCACAAGGCGCGGAATTTGCTCATGAGCTGGTGCGCCATACCATTGCTGATCGGCAACGGTATTAAACGTCACATCACGGGTTTCATTGAAATAATAGGTTTCGCGCTCGCAATAACGGATTGAAGCCGCAATCGCGCGCTGGATATCAGCAGTATATTCACCGGTCGTATCGTCTACATCGCGGGAAATATCTGCGATAAGGTGCGGAAATGTATAATCGCCACCGATAAAATTCGGCCCCGATGTTACAACTGTAATCGCCATATGACCTCGCCTTTCACAAAAGAGAAAGGGCGGGAATGACCCCGCCCAATCAGGATTTATGCAGCCGGTGCAGCAAAAGAGGTCAATACAACAGTGCCGTAATCCACACCGTCATAAACGGTCTTCTTGAGGCCGCCGATCATGCTGGCACGAACACCAAGTTCACGATCATAGTCAAACAGGTCTTCCACCCATTTGAACTTGTTTTTGCCGCCGTCTTTACCAAACGCCATCGAGGCCGACTGAGCACCGCAGAAAATTGCGCGGCGGGTATTGGCTTTCTGCTTGAGGCTTGCCGGATCGGTTGCATCAATGCCAAGCGGTACACGGCTGTTCTCAACAATCAGCGTACGGTTATAAACACCCAGTGCACCGGTATAGAGACCGTTCTTGTCGATATCGCCGCCCTGCAAGCGTTTACCCTGCAGATCAAACCAGTTACCTACCGTTGCCACGTCCTTGCGCATTGAGAGCGTCTGATCCGGATGGATAAAGCAGACATAATCAATATCCGCACCCAAGCCCTTGATCGGACGCACCATAGGAGCCGCGTTTTTCGCACGGTTCACAGCATCGTCGATCATTTGCAGCTTGAACACATCAGCAGCAACAAGTGCCTGATCCGTTGCTTTACCACCGGCGCGCAGGATGCGGCCAGCACTTGGAGCAATGGCGGCATTGAAACCGGTATATTTGCCATTGGTGACAAAGGTATTGCCCGCGAGCTGGTTGAAGAACCATGTATCAATACGGTCGGCCATCCAGTCTTTCAGGCTGTCATAGCTTTCTTCACGCATATTGTAAGGTACGCGCTGACGATCAATTGTACCTTCGTTGCGGACGCGATGGGCATGACCAAGTTCGTTGATCACCATCTTGTCGCTCTGGCGGGTCAGGCTTTCTTCATTACCTTCCTGCACTTCGTTTTCGGTCGTACCGTCGCCGGTAGCCAGCATACGAATGCCCCATGTGATCTGGTCACCCGCACCTTTTTTGGTCTCGGTCATGATCTGGCACAGAGAACCGGCCTTTTCGCCCATATACTGATAGGCGGTTGTTTCTTTGAGTGCCTCAACGTCCATACGCTGAGACCAGAGTTTTACAGTCAATGCATCATTGACAGGCTGAACAGTGGTAGCCATCGGGCTAAACCTCCAAAATCTGATTGGGAATTTGAGTTAATGCTTGCGCATCACGCCGCGCGGCTAAGCGGAAAGCAGGATCACGCCTGCTGCGGTTCGGTCTGACGTCCCGAAAAACGAAGGGCAGTTTGAAAGCATACCGAGGCTTCATTGCCGTGCTCAACGACCGCCAAGCACCTTGATAAGACGTGTCTGATTTTCAGGCTTGGTGTACCACCGCTCAAAATCTTCCGGCGACATGTCTGCAATCGCTTGAGAGGTCAGCACATCGCCACTCGGCGCACCACTTGCCTGAGCAACTGTTTTATTACGCGACTGCGCATCCTGAATTGTCTTTAGCTGTTCTGCTGCTGCATTCGGAGCCGGAGCGGCACCAGTAAAGCCGTATGCTTTGGACATATTATAAATCACCTGTGCAGGTGACTGGCCGGTTTTTGCCGCCGTGATTACGATATCACGCAGCTCGGCGTTCATTTGCTGATTACGCCCTTCTTGCGTCTGGAACTGAGGATAAGCCGCCGCCATAGACTGCAACTGCTTGTCACGGGTTTCGGACAGAAAATGTACAGCATCCCCATAGTCTGGCGACTGAGTTGCAAATTCCTGACATGAATCCCGCCAGTAATCAGCAACAGCTCTTTCCTGAGCCTGAACCTGCTGCTGTTGTGCAGCTTGGGTTTCTCGCTCCTGAATTTGCTCAAGAACTTTCTTATTCTGCCGACCCTGCCATTGCATATGGGCGAAGATATCAACAGTCGGATCTGGTTCCGGATCATCGTCGACAGCCGCAGCTACTCCATTCTGCTGCATAGCCTGGGTGAGAGTGTTCCAACGGTCTTCAAGGACTGCTTTCGCTGTTAATTCAGCCTGCAGCTTAGCCTCGATTTCCTTGCGCCTGCTACGCTCTTTGCTGAGTGCACCATAAGGCACGGTACGATTAGGATCACCTTCCTGCTCAGCGCTGTCCCCATCTGTCACAGGGGCTTCCGGCTGTGGCTGCTCCTGAACAGCGCTTGTTTCCGGCTGCTCGATAGCTGTATTCGGTTTATCTTCCGGCAGCACTTCACCGCCCGACGAAAAATAAGCCTCTGCCTCAGCAGAGAGCTTGCCTTCTTCCATATCCGACATGATTTTTCCTTGAGAATAGTCTGACGTGACCAACGGCAACCGATAGCGCTCGGTTCAGCGAGAACAGGGCTTACCCCTGCTATTTGTTAAATGGCTGAGCCGCGCCGCGCCGCTGAAATACGGCGGATTGCATTGCGGCTCTCCTCAATGGCAAGGCGTTGCGCATCCAGTCTGGCTTTTTGCTCCGCAGTACCGGCCTCAATCTCAGCCTTGCGCTGCGTGACCATTAGCTCAGTCGCTTTTTCCTGCAATTTCATCTGCCCGAGCTGCTGTTTAACAGCCAGATCAGCTTGTGCGCTCTCCGCCTTCGTTTTGGCCGCAATTTCTTCCGGAGAAGGCTGCGGCGGTTGCTGGCTTTGCTGTTCCTGCGCTTGTTTGGAGCGCTCTCTAATACTTGCCACAAGTGAGGCTGGCAGCGGTGACAGCTCCAGAAGCTCAAGCAGAATATCCGGCGTGACCATATT